TTTTTTAATTACTTCAAAACTTAAATGTAAAATTGGAAAAGTAACCCACATAAATAAAATACAATTTTTATCAGTAATATCTTTTACAGGAAGATCAGAAATTTCATCAATAGTCATACAATTATAATGTTTTGATTGATTTTTATTACCACCCATCCAATATTTCCATGCTGGGTCTGCATATATAATATTATATTTCTTTTTAGGAAATTGCATTTTTCCACCTTCCAAAAAGCTTTTCCCAAAACCAAATTAATCCAATGGCAATGACAACCAATACACAAAAAATACCCCATAAAATGTAAAATATAATATTACTCATCTATTAAATGCTCTGCCCAATCAGGGTCTAACTTTTTTCTAATTTTTTTATAAACTTGCCAAATGCCAATTTTTTTTGTGTCTGTGTATTCTAAAATTTCCTTACACAAAATATATTCATGCAAACACCTTTCTAGCTTTCTAAAATCTTTATCTTTTAAAGTTAGATGATAAATTTTACTTATCTTCTGACTCTGATTTTTCTCTTTTTCGCTTATCATCTTTTTCCCATCTTTTTTTTGCTGTTTTGCTCATAAAACATAAGAAGCAATATTTTTCGTTTTCATAAGTTATTTCAGCTCCTTTTGTTGAACAGCTAACGCATTTATCTTGATTATCTTTTGTAAAAAATTTCATTTATGGGATGTAAATCATTAGTTGGTACACCAAAAACTTTAGGTCTATCTTTTAATCCAAAGTCAGTTAAATATTTGTCAGAATGAATAATGTCTTTAGCTATAACCCAACCTTTAATTTTTATGATTGGGCATTCATTAATTGCTAATATATATATTTCTTCATCTTTAGCGTTTTTTCGTAATATTAAATAATTTTTTTCTTTTGGTTTTTGACACCTAACTTGTATTTTTTTTCCTTTCCACATAAGGTCTGGCATAGTGAAAGTATTTACATGTGATGCAAAATAAGTGTTTAAATATTTTGCTACACCTTGCTCTGCCAAGCTACCTTGTATGGAGTCTGCAAATTGATGAAGCATAGTTTTTTTATAACCATGACCCCAATTTTGTTCGTTTCTAAACGTTTCAACACAACGACTTACACCATTTAATGCAGCACTTTGTATTTCGTAAAATTCTAATTTAACGACAGCTTCCAGGTTCTAACCATCCTTTATACATATCTACCCAAAGCAAATACTTTGAGCAAAAATCAACGTAATCAGATGTAGCTATAGAAGTTGTGGAAATTATTATTATTGTTAATACTAATAGTGGCACAAAATATTTAATCATTGGCACACCTTTTTATAAAATTTATAACTTTAGGATTTTTTAAAAAGATTTTGGCTAATTCATCGCCAACCATATAACAAACCTTTTCTTCGGAAAAATTGCGGATCTTGTATTTTGATTTATCGCCAATTAAGTGCATTAGTTCATGCAAAAATGTATTTAATAATTCTTTTTTATTTAAATTTTTATACAATAAAATCGCCTTTTTATTTGGGTCATACAACCCATACGCTTTTAATTTTAACGAATCATAATTACTCATATACCGAATCGAAACTCTGTTGTTTTTGTAGTTAATTGGATTTGGCAGAATCATAACTCAATTATCATTGAATATATATTAATATAATCTTATTGCAAAACGATTAGTATTGGTGTACCCATTAGCAACCTATGAGCAATTTTTATGCAATAAATGTTTGCAAAACAGTTAAAGGTGCAACATATTGGCAATGGATAATAACAAAGAAAGTGGTATAAACAATGAATAGTAGCATGGTATCAATTCAGAAAGACAAGATCGAACTCTTAAAACAAAAATATAAAATTACGATGAAAGATTTGATTCGTAAAAATGTCCACAACAAAAAAGATATTGAAAACAAAAACATTCAAATAAATAGATTAATAAATGAAAAGAAAGGCACTATAAGAAATTTTGGAAAATTAGAATTAGCAGAAACATTATCACAATGGTTTAATAAAATTAAAAAAGCTGATGAGCCTAGATTTACACCAACATTTTTTCTACAAAAACCTGTAGAAATACCAGTAATTGCAACGTCTTTAGAGGGTAAACTAACAATGTACCCTAAAACAAAAACTTGGATGTTTACAAATGTAGATGAGCAATTTTCTGATTGCCATGCCTTTATAGATGTCGGTCAAAATTTAACTAACTTTGTTAGAATATTTAAAAAAGGTTTAAAACCAACGACAGAACTTCATTACAATATGTGTGTTGTTCAAGAAAAAGGCACTAAAAAAATGTATTGGGGCTATGTAATACCCAGCCAAGCAGGTCGTTTTAGTGTTACCGATATGAATGTTGTTACTGGTAAAAGAGACAATTTTATTGCTAAAGATATAGACCTTGAGTGGGGTAGTAAAATATTTCAAATAAGACTGTATAAAAAATCATAAACAATTAATTGCCTTTCAGTGTTAATTGTATTGCATTTAAGTATTAATTAATTTATAAGAATCACTAATGGGTGATTTTAATAGAAAGGTTGGAGCTGAATATAAAGCATTCAACATTCCACACACATCAGTTTCAGAAAACAAACTGCCTGACGATGTTCGTTTATTTCAAAGAATTATTTTAACCAAAGAAGAAAAGCAAAGCATACCTAGTCGATGTCATTTTCCTATGGGCAACCATATTCATTTAGCGGTTCAAAAAATTGTTTGTGAAAACAAAACAATAGATGAGGTTTTAAATGGCTGAAAAAAATTCATTATTATATAAAGCCAAGCAACACAAAGCCTTTGATGAAAAAGATGAGATAAAAAATCGATTTATAATTAAAGATATAAAAACTTATATCAACAATCACATTGCAGCTATAAACGAATTGCCAAAACAAAAATGGCAGTATGAGCAACAGTTTACTTTTTGGACAAAAGAAATAAATATTTATTTTAATGGCTATATAGATTTATTAGGAGAAACACATTTTGTGGATCTAAAAAATGTTTTTGGCACTGTTAAATTTAAACCATTAAAAAAAATAAAGAAAAAAAATTATAAACTTAATGAAAATAGGTTTGGTGATTATGTTTGTTCAAATAAATCAGTACCAGAAAAACCTTTTCATTCTGATTTAATGCAAATGGCATTATATAAAAAAATGTGTGGTAAAATTCCTGCACTAATTTATGTGTCTAGCCAAAACTATAAATGCTTCACCCCTGACAATTGCGATGAACTAAAAGATAAAAATTTAGAAATACATTTTAAAGAATTAATAGCTATACAACTCACTTGGCAAAACAAATTACAATATGCAATGGGAGATATAGGTAAACTTGCAGGAATAATAAAACCTGATTTTTCTAATATAAGAAAGAAAGATTTTTGGTGGGAAACTGTACCTGTTGAATACATAAAAAGGTTTAAAAGAGTTTATGGATGTAATTAATAATAACGATTTTATTACTAAAGCTATTAAAGAAGAAGCCAATGAAAAACACTACTACATGAAACGATTTACTTTTTATAAGAAAAAATATGAGGAGCTTATGGATAAGTATGAAGATTTAAGAGAAAAATTTGAAAAGGAAAAAAATGACAAAAGATAATAAAACCTATGTCAATTCTTTAGAGCTTAAAGAATTGTGTTTAAAAAAATTAATTGAAAATAAAAAGGCAGTAAAAGTTAAGGGCAAAGATTATTACACTGTAGCTTCTAGGCATTCACACTTTTTAGATTACTTTCCAAGTGCAAGTATAAAGTCTGATATTATTTCAGAGCTTTGTGATGAAAATAAAGTTGCGGTTAAAGTAACTATATCTATTCATTATTCAGCAAACAATGGTGCTGATTTAGGAATATCACAATATACAGGTTTAGCTTTAGAAAGATTTGATGCAAGTTTTATAAACAAAACAAGTGCTTTAGAGAATGCAGAAACTTCTGCGTTAGGCAGAGCTTTAGCTGCATTTGGTTTACATGGATCTGAATATTGTTCAGCCGATGAGGTTGCTACTGCGGTTAAACAACAGGCTACAATACATAAGAAAGCTATAAAAGAAAAAAAGAAAAATAAGATTCCAGTTTATAAAAATCAAAACGATTTTATAAACTTTTTGAAAAAAACTATTGAGGCTGAATCAAAAACTTCAAACAATCAAAAACAATTTGAAGATAAGATGCAACCTTATTGGGATAAATATGAGGGTGATTTAGCAAAGCTAGAAAGCTTTAGCGATACCTTATATTCACAATTACGCAACTTCTATAATAATGCAAAAACATCAATTAATGCAAAAGGAAAAACAAACAATGCCAGACTATAATAACACTGGTGGCTTTTGGAAAAGAGAGCCAAAGAGTACAGACGAACAAGGTAAAAAATATCCTCACTATGAAGGCAAGATGACTGTTGATGGTAAGGTATATTTTACTGGACTATGGGTTAATGAAAACCCAAAAGAAGGTCAGCCAAAAATGAGCTTCAAAATAAATCCACCTAAACAAAAAGAGAAAGCACCCTTTTAATGGAATCAGACGATCCAAAACATTATAAGGATAAGGACATAGAAACTTGGGATGCCATCCACTCTCAAGTTTCTGATGAAGAATTTATTGGCTACTTAAAAGGCAGTGCAGCTAAACACCTTTTTAGGTTTGGATCTAAAGGTGGCTTGACTATTGAGAAAGCCATAATGGACACAAAAAAATCTATTAAATATTTATCAAAGCTCCTTAACTTTTTAGAGTGGCATCGAAAACAAGGCAACAGGGTTCAAGAAGAAAAGCCCAAACCATCTAACGTCAGAAATTTATTTAAGGATAAAGACAATGAGTGAAAATAATAGTAACGGAAAACTTATTTATTTTAGTCGGATTAAATATGATGTATTAGTTTATATCTGTAATTTTATAAAAAAAAATTCATATAGTCCAACACAAAAAGAAATATCAAAAAAATTTAGGTTTAGTAGAGCAAGAGCAGGTAAGATTGTTGCTGAATTAAATAAGATGAATCTTATTAGTTTAGGTAGATCAGCTCATAGAAAAATTAGAATGAACACAGAGCAACAACAATCTATTGCTCATTTAAAATTTAACAAGGAGTATTCAACACATGAGTTTAGATAATAAACAAAGCGTTACAAAATTTTGGACAGGTCATGCTGACTTGGCTGCCGAAAAAGATTTTGATTCTGTACAAGAAGCTGCAGAAGCAAATAGCCCTGACGATACTGCTAGGGTAAAATGTTTGAGTTTGCATTGGGGCAATTCAAACATAAAACTTAAAAAGGAGAACGATGGAGTTCGATCCAAAAAGGATGGAACAACTGAAGCTAAAAAAGGTAAAGGAGGAACAGCTAATGATAAAGTATAAAATACTTTATAAAAAGAAAGCTGACTCTTTAATTAAGCTATCAGATTCTATTCTTAAAGAAGAAGATAAAAGGTTGAGTATAAGCACTTAACCTGGTGTACAGAGAAACACTAGCAAGAGTTGTGAACGACTCTATAGGACTCTTATGCCCCAAAAAAAAAGGAAAGGAAAAATGACGAAAAGAAGACGTAATAGTGTGCCACTAAATAATACTATTGGTAAACTCATTCGACACTACAGACTTTCTAAAGGTTTAACTCAAACAGAATTAGGCGATGAATGTTTGGTTACTTTTCAGCAGATTCAAAAGTATGAAAACGGTACTAATGGATGTAATGCGGAAATGCTTTTAGTAATATGGAAAGTGTTAAATATACCAATTCGTATTTTAATAACTCTAATTGCTAGGCTAGATGTCCAAACATTACCTAACAAAAACAAAGCAAATAAAATAGATCATAGCTTTGTAAACGAATTATTGGGTCAATCAATCTCACCTAATAATGCACTAATCCCTATAATTACTGACACTGGTAAAACAATTTCAGTTGATTATGAAAGAGTGCTAACAAGCGGATTGAAAAATGATGTAGATGCACAGAGTTAAATCTGTGCTGTGTTAAATGGGCGAAAGCTCATTAGTTGTGGGGGGCTTGTATTTGAATAAAATGTAAGCCCCTAAAAAACATGAACAAAACTTATAGAAAATATTTAGACAAATTTCATTTGTGGCATTTAATGTACCGAACAGAAATTGTTTGGTTTGTGTTTGGATTTATTGTTGGAGCTATAATACTTTGAATAAATTTATACTAATGTTTAGCACTGCTATCCTGGTTTTATTATTGTTTGCTGCAGGTTTCTTTTCAGGCTATGTCATGGCTATCGATATTTTTACCCTTGAGTGTTTTCAAACAGGTGTATGAAATTTACATATCAACTAACAGATGATGAGGGAAATGTTTCTGATGTTGCAGCTATGAGCTTTAAAAAAATGTTAAAAAAAATAGATAATAAGAAAAGCTATAATGTTATTTACAAAAACAAAAAAGGCAATTTACAAAATAAAAGAATTATAAATGGCAAGGTTATTTACAAAAGGCAAACATGAAAAATAAAACTTTAAGTCAAATGAATAAGGAAAGAAAAACTAAAAAAAAGTTTACACCTGGTGCTTATAATAAATGGCTAAAGCTGTTTAGAAAAAATTGGGAAGCAAAAAATAAAGGAAAGGATAAAAAGGAAGATGATGTTTTTTGGTAATAATCCTGGATCTATAATAAAAAACTTAATAAGAAAAATTGAGCTTTTTATTTGGGGTAGGGAAAAATTAATTATAATAGTAATACTTGTATTGGCAGGTCTGTTTTTGGTCTCTTGTAAAAATGTAGAGGTCGATCCAAAGACAAGCATTATAAAACAAATTTTCACAAGCAAGAAATAGTTGTGGGGGGTAGTACCCAAATAAGAGTTCAACCCCCTTCATATCGCTTTAAAATGCGATTAAGCTACAGTTTGTAGTGGCTTTGACCACCTATTATGCTTATCTTTGTATTCAGATATACTAGGCATATTGTGGTCTTTTTTGTACTTCTTGATGTATTGCTTATAAACAAAGTTAATATCTTTATCGCCTAATTGTTCAGCCAGTTCTATTGCATTAGTAAACTTACCATCATAAGCCCACTTACTTGCAGTCCAATGTCTAAACATATATGTCTTTCTGTTTACAAACGAATCTAGATTATATTTGTCTTTAATTTTTTTAAGTGCAAAATTTAATTCATTGGTCATACGCTTTAAGTCAATAAATTTATTTTGGCTATTTAAAAACAAATAGTCTTGGTCTTTAGGTAGGCTATTCATATATGCTATAAGCTCATCTTTTAAATCTTTGCTTATAACTACATCCCTTTCACCATTCTCTGTTTTGGTTTCTTTAATTTTCTTATGCCTGTCTAAAGAATGTCGTATTTGATAGTAGGGTATATTAGATTTAAATTTTAAATTTTGTTTGCTACAAGCCCTTGCCTCACTAGGTCTGCAGCCGGTATCAACACATAATTTAAAAATTAATTGAATAGGTTTTGATTTAACATTGCTTATTAATTCAAAAATTTTAGCAAAGCTCCATCTGTCAAAGTCTATTTTGTTTTTTGTTTTTAATTGACCGCTACCTCTTACCCAGTGGTCTGTAGCTATAAATGGGCTATCTCTAAAATGCTTTGGAATATTAACATCGTATATATGTTTAAAGACAAAAAATATTCTTTTTAGGTATGGCTCTTTTAATTGATTTCTTTTTTTGTCTATAAAATCTACAACCCAATCTTGAGTTATTGTTCTTAAATCTATATCGCCCAATGGCATAATATGATTATTGTAAATAGATTGCTCATCCCTAATATGATCTCTATTTATACTAATGCCTACTTTTGCAGATTGATTATTCCAATATTTATCTGCAGACCCATATAAACTAATTGCAATTTTAGATTTAACATTGCTTAATTGTTTTTCTATTTTATCAACCTTAATTTGAAGTGTAGCTTTATCTTTGCTTTGTTTAGATTTCCATTCACCATTAACTTTATACTGATAATAATAAGCTTTACCTTTCTTACCAGTTTTACCTACCCATTCTCTTATTTTAATTTTTGGCATCTTTCCTCCTATTATGAATCATTACTAATCAATAGCTATTAGTAGCAATTAGGTTGCAACAGGTCAAGAATAATCAGTAGCTAATTTCATAGTATATGCAATACAATTTGCACTATATTTGCACTATGTCTAATTGAAAAATGCAATTTAAAGGAAAAAACTGGGCATAAAAAAATTGGCTTCTACAACTAAATTGTTGTAAAAGCCTATATTAACTTATCGCCCTCATAGCTCAATTGGTAGAGCAACTGATTTGTAATCAATGGCATATCCCAATTAAAGCTTATATTATCTAACTCTTTATATATTTGTAATAAGATTTGCACTACAACCTAAAGGCTTAACGTAAACCTAATAGTAACCTTGTGCAAAAATTTGCCCACCTCTTTCCCTGTTGTCATACACAACCATATTGACCATCCAGTATGTTAGATCAATCCTATTCTATTTCTTTATTTTCTTGCCATATTTCTTTCGCCATCGTTTAGCTAACTTTGGCTTTTTGGCATACAAGAATCTCATCTGCTTTGTTGATTTAAAAGGCATAATTATAAATAAATTTTTTTTGTCCAATATACATAGATATAAAAGACGACTAATCCGTCTCCAAATTGGTAAAACAAGAGACGGTTTATTTGTACCAAAATTGGTTAAACAAAGGACGGTTTATCCGTCGAATTGGAGGTATAAATATTCGACGGTTAATTAAATATGAAACATATAAATTATATAAAAGAAAGGAGGTGCATAATATGCAAAAGAAAAAATGGTATCCATACGAATTGAGCAAAAAAGAACAGCTTAAACAAAAAAAAATAGCTGATAAACAAGAAGCTCAAATGAATGAACCAACAGTAGAAACAATGGCTAAAGCAGTAAGATTTTTAGCAGATGTTTATATTGACGAAGTAAATAGTAAAAAAGTAAATTAGTAAATCTAAATTAAGGCGGCTCTAAAATGGGTCGCCTTTTTTTATTTAGTGCTGCTAGTCGGTTTCCAATGCACTCTATCACATTGATAGTGAGCAGGGGTTTTATCCATATAAACAACAAAAGGAATTTCTGTCCAAACGTCTTTGTCGCAATATCTACATTTGCCTACTAGACGATTTACAACCTTGTTTTTTTTCCAAGACTTTTTTCTCATTAAACGCTGCCAACTTCATTACAACTAAATTTAAAACCTATTTGTAATCTGTTTACTTCTTCTGCTGGTTTAGAGTTTATGTAATGAACAGTCTTTAAAGCTCCTGCATTGACGCATTCTTGCCAAGTGTTATAAAGTTTTGGGTCTCTAATATCTGGTTGGCACATTCCTAATTGGACTGAACAAATTGCATAGACCAACATAAACTTCATTTTTTCTTGCGATCTAGAACAGATTTAGTAATTCTAGTTCCGAAACTAGCAGAAAAAACTATGATGACTAAATACCAAACAGAGTCAGGCAAGTCGTTTATAATAGAAACCCATTCTCTAAAATTCTCTCTAGTAGATGGAAACCAGCCAGTAGTAAGCATAGAAATTAGCCAGACCATTAATATTTCATCCTTATATGACTGATCCTGACTTTTAATTCTAGTTATATCGACATCTTTAGCTGCCTCTATTTCAGCAGCCCTAATTACTTTTTGTTTTTCAGCCTTGTGTTTAAAATGATCTGTTGCTTTATTAACAACCATTTTAGTTAAAGGATTGTTAAATATTTTTAATAAATGGATCATAAATTATTATTTTTTTTCCATTCCTGCACATCAAACGATGGACATTTTTTTACGTCATCAACTTCATAATGACCAATAATTTTTTCTACTTTGTATTTGTCTTTTAGTTTAAGCAGCAAAGCTTTAAGGCTTACAAATTGAGCTTGTGTAAAATTGTTTTCCCATTTATTATTGTCGCCAAGTCCACCCACTAAACAAATGCCTAGCGATGTGCCATTAACCTGTCTAGCATGTGATCCTACTAATGTTTGGTCTCTACCAGGCTCTATAGTTCCATCTCTACGAATTACCCAATGATAGCCAATATCACTCCAGCCATTATCGACAACATGCCATTTTTTTATTTCTTCTACACCAATATCCATTGATGCTTTTGTAGCTGCACAATGTAAAACGATAGTGTCTGTTTTTGTTCTTTTAATCATTATTCTATATTAAATTTTTTTTTACATTTACCATTGCATTTGTCATCAAAAGCCCAATGTGCAAAGTAATGCAGTGGGTTAATCATGTGCAGATAGTAAAGACAGTAATTTTTAATTTTTTTAAAATTAAGCATATTACCCCTTTTCCATTGTGTCGATTATTTTAAGGATCTTCTTGCGACCCATATAGATTTCTGTCTTTGCTTTTAAACGCTGACAAAAAAATTCTACCCTGTTTGGATTAACCTCTCTCATTGCTATACGCTTTGATTTAAGGCATTCAGCAGGATTGGCTTTGTAAGTAAATTCTATAATTTCTCCGTTTAACACTAATAATAGTGCCATAACAACTTCTTGCATTAATGACCCCCATTAATTTTTCTAAAATTATTTTTTATTTTTTCAATATCTTGCTCAACCTTCTCCATGTCTTTTAGTAAAGATTGAATTTGAATTTTGTTGTGCATCATTGCATCAACTCTTAAAATAAGCTTATCGGTTTGTTTATAAAGCTCCTCCAGGAGCATGAATTGTTCCTGGTCTATGGGCTTCTGTGTACTAGCCTCTAATAAATCTTGTTCGAATAATTGGTTTTTAGTTTCTAAATTATTTAATCTTTCAATAACTCCGAAGCCAAAAAAACAAGCTATACCTACTGCGGCTATAATAGAAATTAAAGTTTTAATATCTGTACTAACTGTTGTGTTGTCTTGTAACTTCATTATTTTTCTTCAAACACTGGTCTATCTGGATTTTCTTCTTTCCACTTATCTTTTAAAACTGTCCAAAAACTTATAGTAGTATCTGGTCTGTCTTGAAAACTAGCTGCGGACATAGCACCTAATTGCATACACTCATTTATAAGCTCTGCAAAAGCAGGTGGTGGTGGATTAATTCTAGGAACTCTTTTACACTCTTTAACTAATTCTAATTGTCTTTTAAGTTTTTGTTGCTTTTGTTGTTCAGCAATAAATTCGTCAGTACAAGCATCGCCAATAGATTTTCTAAATCTCCAACCTAATACTTGGTTTTGTGATTCAGCACTAGAGCCAGACTTATATTCGTTTTGCCTAACCTCTGTGTATGCTTCCCAACTTCCTTGATCGCAAGTATTTGTGCCGTTGTTAAGGTATTCGTTTCTTGCTTGAGCCGATGTAACTACAAACAAAAAAAATATAATCCATAATGAATTAACGATTAAGGTCTTTAATGTCGTATTCATGTTGCCTTACCTGATCCGCTAATTGTTGGAATATATTTTCTGCCATATCCCATGTTGCTTCTGCTCTTGCTAATCTATTTGTAAGATCAGCCTGTATATCTTTTGTTCTTTCTAAAGCTGATTTCATTTGCACAATAGTTTCTTTACTTTCGTTTATAGTGTCTGTTAAAGTTAAAACATATCTAACTGATGTAAATGTACCGGCAAGTATAGCTCCAACAACAGGTACAATTACAATGTTTTTTTTTAAATATTCTAGTTTGCTTTTTGGCTTTTTAGTTTTCATGATCTATCATTAACAATTCTATTTTTAATTTTTTTTGTTTATCTGACAGACCTCTATTAATTCGCCAATTATTTTTTTTGCGATATGAATTAGATTTAACATCTATTAATCTTACATTGCCATTTTTATCAACGGCTACTAAATCAAATGGACATTGTGGATCTACAGCTTTAGCTACATGATAACCTTGTTTGGTTAAATCTATAATAGCTTTGTATTCCCCAACAAATCCTTTTTGTGATTTGTTTAGATTATGATTAGATTTTTTATTAGGTCTGCTAGACTTGCCATTGAGACCCCAAATATCACCCATATAATTTTATAGATATTGTTTATCTTTGCGTTGATGTGTGCTAGGTGGTTGTCTTTTATGGTATCTATCTTTTGGTTTACTAATTGAACTTTACCCTGTAATTTAATTATTTCTTCAGAATTTCTTTGTGATTGAGTTTTCATTAATCTTGCAATTCCTTTTGTGCTTCTTCAATCATTTTAGCACCCCTAATAATATTAGCGGTATAAACTATTGAAGCATTTTTATCTTTCCAATTTTTAGCAAGTTTAACTAATTCTTCCATGCCATTTGGTGAAAACATTGCTTCTGCTAACGCTTTTGAATTTTGGCTATAAGTTCTTGTACGAAAAAATTCGTTTATTGTATTAAGAATAGGTAAGCCACCTCTAGATCCGCCCAATACAGTTGATAAAGGGTTTCTTCCTAATGTCTCTGCATCTGCTTGTCTAATAGCAGTTTGTGATCCAACTTTAGCATAATCGCCAGATGATCTTAAAATTTTTGCAAATTGTTCTATGGCTTTGCCAACGTCTGCTTTTGAAACATTATAACCCTCTTGCTTTGCAAGTTGATAAAACATTTCAGTTGTGTTTGCTTTTTGTCTAGGTGTACCAACCAAGCCTTTATAAAAGTTTAAACCTTTATTAAGTAAGTTTGTTGAACTTTTGGATTGCATTGTTAAAAATTGATTATCAACATAACTTGATACAATATTTCTCCAAGCCGTTTTATCTCCTGTTGCATTAAAGCTTTTAGCAATTTTTGTAATATCAGTAGGATTTATATTGTCTGAAGCAAGAACTCTATATAATTTACCAACAGTGTCCATATTGTCTGTCCACTTTGATTTTTGTAAGCTTTTAAATATTTCTAATTTTTCTAATGGTTGAAAATAAGCTCTAGTATAAGCCTGATATTTTTTATTTGCTTTTACAAAATCAGCATTAACTGAAAATATTTTTGTTAAATCATTTTTAATAGTTTCTGTTGCTGCTATTAAAAGTCTATCATTAGCGGTTTTATTTAAATTTCCTTTTAAAGTGTAATTAAGATCGTTTACAGTTTTATAAACATTGTGTAATTGCTCTGCTTTACCTCCGCTTCTATCAACGCTTTTTAATATTTGTGATAGCTCTGCCTGAATAGAAGGAACATTACTTTTTTCAATCATATTTCTTATTGTAATTGAAAGATTATTGACCTCTTGTGAGTCAAAGTTTAATTTTAAAAACTTATCGCCACCTGATCTTTTCCATAAATTTGTTCTATTAGTTTGTAATAGTGCTGCAGATTTTTTTAATACATCTGCTGTTTTTGATTTTGAAGTTCCAACAGTAAATGTGTCTTTTGTTAAACCTCTTTCTGAAGCAAATTTTTTAAAAAAAGTTTCAAGTTTTTGTGGTCTTGAATCATAATATAAATCAACTGCTTGATTATTAACTCTTTGCACAGCTAAATTAGATTCAGCAGATTGTAACATTTTAGCACCTGATGCTTCACCTGCAGTAAGATTTAAACCTTTTGCAGCAGAGTCTTTTTGTAATTTAATAGTTTTGTCAATAATAGTTTGGTCTGGCAAAATATCTTTAGCAAACGCTGAAAGATTACCTCTCCTTAAAGCAAGTAAGTCTAAAGCAATATTAACACCTATACCAGCTCCAGTTCCTACCGCTTCACTACCTGAAACATCTTCAACACCTTGTGCAAAGAATCCAGAACCTGCACCAGTCGTTGCAAATAATTTTTTTGCTTTAGCGGTTTTACCAAGTAAGCCACCTGGTGCTGCAAACTCACCGCCAGTAAAAGCATATTCTCCAAGTTTGGTTTTTGGCTCATAAGTTAAAACATTATCTCTTAAAATTTTACCTGGCTCTATTCTTGGGGTTTTTAATTGTTGTCTTATTTCTTTTACCTTGTTGATGTCGCCACCAGCTAAACTATAAAGTTTATCTACTCCAAATTGCAAACCATCTTGTAATAATTGCGGTAAATCTAAAAGATAAGACAAACCTGTTCCAGCACCGACTGTAGCCGATGCTCCAATATCCATTGCTGTTTCTAATGTAGAAATATTGTCTTTTGATTCTTTTGTTTGTTCTTGTTTGGAATCTAGTATGCTAAAATCGACAGAGCTTTCAACGTCTTTTGGTGGTTTGTAATTTTTTAAAATGTCAAAATTTATATCAGCCATTATTTTTTTTCAAAAAACTTTTCCCAGTTTCCTTTACCGAAAGTATTGTTAAGTTTAAAAATCATTATTTCTTTACTAAAGCCCATATTTTGAAATTGTTGTGCAATAGGCAAAACATCATCTCTTGTGAGTTTTATTGGGTTTTTTTCCAAATACTCTTTATACTTACCAATTGGCTCACCTTTTTCATTTCTTGTTGGTTGTAATCCAGTAGCCAAAAATTCTTTATTTCTTTTAATTAAATCTTTTGTAAATTTAATTTGTAATTTAACTTTAGCCTTATAAACGCCAGGAGCATCATCTATATTAGGTATAGATTCTTTTAAAAATCCTATTTCTTTTTCCCCAGCCGCAACCCCAGTAATTTCTTTTCTGTAATTATTGAAGAATTGTTGGTTGGCTAATTGCCATTCTGATTTTCTAGCTAAAAATTGTGCAAATTTTTCTGGTGTGTTTAATCCAAGTTTTTGTGCTTGTTCAGTTCCAAAAGCAATTGCTTTACCACCATAAGTTAAAAAGCCAGGCTCAAATTGTTGATCCATAACATTTAATTTTGATAATAAATCAGATGCACCAATTACTTTTTTTTCTGCTCCAGTAACAGTTCCTTTTGACAAAGATCCTAAATTAGAACCTTGAACAGATTGTGTAAATTTTGTGTAGCCATTATTAACTAAATTAGTTGCTTCAGCCAATCCAGCAGCAGATGAAGTGTTTATTGTTCTAACATCTGTGCCTTTTTTAAAAGTTTCAAAAGTAGGTTTTTTTGTAGATAATCTACTTTTTACAAAAGCTCCTCTATCAACTGCTAATAAAGTTTTATCTGTCTCTGACAATTCTCCAGAGCTTATTAATTTGTTTACAGCATCTGTTGCTTTTTGATCTGTTAAATATTTTGAATAAAGTTGTGCAGTTTGTAAACCTTGAAACATGCTAGGAAAAGCTTGTGATGGGTTCTTTCCTGCAAGACCAGCAGATAGTAAACCAAAGCCCCCTAATACTTCTGGGCTAAATAATAAACCTCTCATTTTTTCATCGTCTTGTTTTGCCATTAAATTAAACCTCTTGTAATCATATAATCAATATAGAAAGGATTGCCTGTTCTATTATTTGTAGTAAATGGTGAATTTGGATTAGCTGAATAACCAAATTGATTTGTGTTAGCCACTAAACCTAATGTGTTTGTTACATTGGTTTTAGCTGTGTTGTATCTGTCTAATAAGCCTTGTGATAAACCTTCTTGGTTTTCAAGATTAGCAAAGTATTCATTAACCATTGATTTTGGAGCTGCAGTATTTCCAATGACAAACGGTGCTACTTCTATTGCTTTTGCAATATTATCAGACTCTGTACTTGTAAAATTTTTATTAATTAAATCTGTGTTGCCTGAATATAGGTTTCTAAAATCTCTTGTTCTAAAACCGTCATTAAAGGCTTGTAAATCTATTTCTCTTTGACCCTCATTATCAAGTGTTTCGTAATCAATGTTATAAGTATCTTTTGCAAAATCTCTTATATCATCATAAACAAAATCACCTTCGCCCAAACCATCTTCGCCTGTTATACCTGCGTATTTGTTTGCGTTGTCGCCAGTGCCTAAATTTAATAAATTTTTTAAGCTATTAACCGCAGTGCCATATTTTTCTTTAGCAATACTAAAGGGTAATGTTACTGCATCTAAAACAGTTCTTAAAGTATTTGTGTCGCTATCATTAGACGAATCAGTTAAAGTGGTAGGTTGATTAAAATTAACATAAGACAACGCTTTATCATCGTCTTGTGAATCGTCATAAGTAAAATTGTTATTTGAAGATCCTACATTACCACCAGTAACTGCATCTGGTGCGTTATCTCCTCCTCCAAAAGTATCTTGGGGGCTTCCACCACCATACTCTCCTCCAGCAGCAGCCTGTGATACGGAAGTATAATCACCAAAATCAATAAAGCTTGGAATGCCCATTGGAGTCATAATACCAGAACCACCAGCGTTTTTTAAAATCTGTGCTTCTTTAGGATTAATGTATGCAAGAAATTCGCCTTTAGGTGCTTGGTCGTTTAATAAACCTACTATTTTTTTTATATCATTCATTATATTATGATGCCAATAACTGCCATCACAAATAAAGCAAAAATATATTTAGATGGTTTACTGTTAATTTTTGTTTCTAAATCAAATAAATATTTTTCTAATTTCATTATAAAAGTCCTCCTAATAATCCACCAAGTCCGCCAAGTATTGCACCCTGTCCGCCAAACCTTGATCCTATTAAAGCTCCACCTAAAGCTGTTGTAACTGGACTTGCTTGTGTAGCTACGTTGCCTGTTTGTACAGGAAAACCACTTGCAATAGGTGATACTAAACCTGCATATTGTTGTAGAGATTGAAATGGTGCTAGATTTTGTTGTCTTTGTAATGCTTCAAGTTGTTGTCCTGTTTGAAGTAAAGTTGGTTGTGTTTGAGCTACACCTAATTGTCTTGCTCTTTCAGTATTGTATTGTTGAAAAGCTAAAGGCAAAGCTTGTTGTGCTACTTGTTGAGTAACTTGTTGTTGTGATAAAGGTGAGCCTGGAGTTCTACCTGCACCACTAAATACATTTGAAACATTAGTATAAGCATCACTTGCAGCTTTTTGCATTATTGGCTGCATAAATGGATTTAAATAATTACCAGATAATGTGTCTGCTAATTGTTGTTGTGCTGCATTTGCCATAACTTCTTGTCCAGCAAGTGCAGTTGTTGTTTGTGTTGATGGTGCTACATATCCTGCTGCACCCACACCTTGTCCATATAAATTACCAGCTTCTGATATAATTTGATTTAATGCAGGTTGTGCTGGTGCATAAGGCTCTGCTCTTTGTATTTGAGTTTGTCCACCACCTGATGATCCGCCCATAAATGACATGTTATTTGTTCTCCTGTTTTTTCTTTTTTAGTTGTTTTTCAAGAACGACATGCGTTCTTTTATAGTTGTAGTTTTGTAAAACTTTTTGCCAACCAGGTCTTGCAAATAATTCCATCTGGTCGCAATCAGCTTGTGTAGCAAAATCTTCAATGACTTTAATTAAATGTTGCCACTGATGTCTGCCTTTTCCTGTCATAATAAAAATATGACAAGCTCTTTTTAATTTTCGTTGTATAACTTCTGTAACAACAACGCCTTTGTATTGTTCTTTAACGCCTTTAGCGTCATGATTCCAAATAACCCAAAGTTGATATTTGTCTGCTTTCAATGTGTCATAAACAAATTTAGGATCTGTATGATTACCTGAAGACATTAATGATTCAGCAATATCAGGTTGGACTAAATTCCAAACCTTATCTACCAAATCAATTGGTATTCTAACTAACTTCATTAAGATATTTCTAAATAACTAATACCTATATGTAGAGAGTCTGTTGATGACACTGTAGCTTTAAGTGCATCAGAAGCCTCTAATACTAAAGGTACTGTTAAAATTTCTACTGATGTATTTGCACTTAAACTTTGTGTTTTTAAAATTGTGTATTCCGTACTTGCAGAACTATCCAAAACATCAAATGATATTGTTGGTGTGTTGCCTGTATTATTTGTAACTCTTATAGATTTAATAATTATTGAGCTACCTGTAGCTGCTGTTAGTAAAGCAGTTTCTGCCGTTGTAGCTAAAGCAACTCCTTTAAATTTATAATTATTAGCCATTATCTTGCTGTTGCTGCTATTCCGTTGCTTCCTACGTTTGCTACAAAAGGATTTTCTGCAAAAGCCATGTAGGCATACGTATCATTTGTACCATTATAATCTGAGTCTGATGCTCTTAATTTAAATCCATTGGAAAGAAAATCTATTGGATTAGTTCTATCGCTATCTGTTTGTTCAGCAGAATTCGAATTCCAATATAAGTTACTATTATCTGCATTAAAACCTTCTCTTTTGTTA